CAAGAGCAAGCAGATGTAATTCGCAAACGTGGACAAAAGTTTCAAGATTCTACTTTTCTAGCTAGTGCTGACATGATGGAAATTTGCATAAAAGAGTTAGAGCAAGCGCTCAAGGGGGAGGTATGAAGCTAAGAACAATCCCACAAGAGTATGAATCGATACAGTTTGAGGGAATTACTGAAGAACTAGACGATTTTCTAAAAGGAACTGATTCCAAAGTATATATGCAAGGTGAAGACTTTGTATTGTCTGGGTTTGTTGGGAATCAAGGCATAGATATAGGGGATTATTTGTATAAGACAGATTCACCACTAACTCTTGTTCATGTTGCACATAACGATAAAACATTCAGTAAATACTTTGAGGTGCTGCCATGACCACATTCAAAGAGGCTCAAAAAATCCAGTCACAGAAGGCAGCTCGTTCTAAGCGATTTAATCGAGTGCCTACAGAAGATCAAGAACAGATGACGCTCATGAGCTGGGCACATCATGTGAAGTTTGGTTCAGGTCGTTTGAGTGATTACTTATTTCATATTCCCAATGGTGGATCTAGAAACATTATTGAAGCATCAAAGTTTAAGAAGATGGGTGTGAAGGCTGGTGTTCCAGACCTTCAGCTTATTGTGCCAAATGGTCAAGTGCATGGATTGTGGATTGAGTTGAAGGCTAAGAAAGGAAAGCTCCAACCAAGTCAAAGACTCATGATTCAGCGATTAGAAGAGCAAGGTTACATGTGCAAAGTCTGTTTCGGGGCAGATGAGGCAATAGATGAAATTAAAAAGTATTTGATGATATAGGGTGACGGTATGAATGCGGCAGTGAATACACAATTGAATAGAAAACATTTCTCAGTAGCTATTAACTGGCATGAGAAGCCTATTGAGTGGCACTTGGAGCAATATGGATCTTGGTTGCTGTTAGATGATCATTATTTCAGTTTAGGAGAATCAAGTGTCTTAGGTCATTTGATTGATACAGCTAATGGTGTTGTAGTTGATCGTCGTCAACGTGTAGCGCCACTATGCAAAATCAATGATGCACATGCTGATGCAGTAGCAGATATGCTTACTCATTTAATGCAAAATGAAACAACCAAAACTAAACAATGGATGAGGGTTGTCATAATGTTTTATGTCGAGTTCAAGTCAGAGGAAGCAATTGCTAAGAAGCTTGGAGTTTCTGAGTTCTCAGTAGCTCGCGACAAAATGTTAGGCATGGTTCGTCTTGCCACAAAATATCAATTCAAAAGTCGCATAATAGGAGCTTGAAAGTCAGGGTGTACTTTGATATATTCATGTTATAGTGACCGTAGTGTATGTGGTTCACTGCCTTATTTCAAAAGCTCATCATTCGATGGGCTTTTTTGTTGCCTATCGAAAAGTGAGAAGAAGAATGTCAGATAAAGAATTGCAACCACATGAGCAGCGAGTTGTAGAAGAAAAAGAGCAGTTAGCTGATCGTCTTCACAAGCTCAAAGAGTTCTTAGATAAAGGGCAGCCTAAGTTTATTGATGATCAGAATTGGGGGCTTCTCCAAGCTCAATTTTCAGCAATGACAGAGTACTATGTAATTTTGTTGAATCGTATCGAGCTGTTCTAAAAGCTTTCGCTACGTTTCCTTTGCATTTTGGAGGTCACATGCTCCGAATCATCAAGCAAGTATTCTGTTGGCATTGTTGGGAACATGAATTGGATTACAACAGAGACCCAATCAAAGAATGCAGAAAGTGTGGAAAGGTTAAATCTTTGTAGCCCTGTCAGTTGACGGGGTTTTCTTTTTTTTGGGGTGAGTATGGACACAATCGAAGCGAAGAAGAATTTAAATGCTTTGTGCAATGAAATTGAAAAGCTACAGAACCTTTCACGTGGTTTGATGACAGCAAAAGAAATGCTTGATATTGACGCGAAGATTAAGCGACACAAAGACCAAGTGAAAAACATTAGAAGCAATCTACATGCGTGATGCAAAGCGATTGAAGGCTATTCGGTTGTTGCCTTGTGTTAGATGCGGGCAGAATCCTTCACAGGCTGCACATTCAAATAGTTCGAAGCACGGCAAAGGTAGAGGTATCAAAAGTTCAGATGCCTACACGATACCATTATGTGCAATTTGTCATGCTGCATTCGACCAATTCAAACTAGGTACAAGACAAGAATCAGAAGCTTTGTTTGATGGGTGGTTGGAGAAGACTGAGCGAATGTTGCACCAACATCCAGAAGAGCCGTTTTGATATAATGGTTATTATCCAACCATATATGTAGGTCACTTGTGGAAATTAAATACTTAGCAAAGTTGGTTGAAGGTGATTTCATTTTCACTAAACTAGATTCACTAACGCTTGAAGTCTTGAATGAATATGATGTTTGTCATTATCTACCTTGGCATGAAGGTGGCAATGATATAATGCTTTATCACAAGAAAGACTTAACAGAAGACCAGATAAAGGTGCTTCACACTAAGTTTAAGGAAGTGCTTCATCCAACCGTCAATTAAGACGGTTTTTTATTGCTAAGTGTTTGAAAACTTTATCGTACGAAGCTGAGGTCAAAATGGAATCAAGATTCACTATTAAGAACCATTGCGACATCACATATGTGACGAATTATCTAAACAAAAACCATTCACATGCAGCAGTTGAAGGGAAGCCTTTAGTTGTCTTAATAGCACCTCAAGAGAAAGACCGCACAAAGGCACAAAATAGACTCTATTGGATGTACTTAACCCAATGGGCTAAACATCAAGGCACTGATAAAGATTCAGAGCATTTGTTCTTTAAGAGAAAGCTTCTTGCTGTCATCTACTACCGCGATGATGTTGGACAGTATAGAAATACATTCGATGCGGTAAAGGTGCTAAAGAAGCAGAATCATCCAGCCTATCAGCAAGTGGCAGATGGACTATGTGAGCTTATGAGCACGACAGATGCAAGTACAGCTCAATTCACTGAATACCTAAACGACATACATGCATTTTGTTTGAAACAAGGGTGTTATTTGGAAACGCCTGATGACCTTAAATATGCGTTGGAATAGTTAAACATCTAAGATATATTGTTTTTTCTTTAAACATTATAAGAGGAAAAAATAATGTTCTTTGCTCATCGTGATATGCATATATTGTATTCAAGTATTGAAGCATTCTCCTGCAATTTGGAAGGGATGTACAACTTGGTTGTCTACACAAAGGGTGGCCATAGACATGACTTTGGCTTCCAGAGCCGTGAAGAACAAAGTAAAGCTCTGGAGCTTATGAAAGAAAACGTAGGAAAACAGAACCCGCAATAAGCGGGTTTTTAAATGAGGTAAATAAATGGAAGAACAAATCAAAGGCGCAGAACCCTTAAAGAATTTACGCCATGAAGAGTTCTGCCACGAATATTTAAAAACGTTAAGTGCCCAAGAGGCAGGCAAAACAGTAGGGTTTAAAACACGTCAACATGCTTGGGATGTACTGCAACGTGAGGAAGTAGAAGAGCGCATTGCTTACCTTAATGGACAGCGCTTGAACCGTGTTGATGTTGATGCAGATTATGTCTTGCGTCGTCTGGTTGAAATTGACCAGATGGATGTATTGGACATCATGAATGATAACTTCTGTCTAAAACCTATTAGCGATTGGCCAAAAGTTTGGCGTCAGTTTGTCTCAAACATTGAAAACAACGAAGAGTTTGAAGGCTATGGCGAAGACCGTGAACAAAGCGGCTGGCTAAAGAAAATCAAATGGCCTGACAAAGTTAAAAACCTTGAGCTATTAGGCAAGCATATTGCTGTTGGGGCGTTTAAAGAGAAGATTGAACACGATGTTTCTGACCCTCTTAAAGAATTACTTCAACGTGCAAGCGGGAACACTTTAAAACCAAAAGGGTAAATATATGGAAGCAGACGAGCTAGAGAAAAACTTGTCTGATCCGTGGTGGCGCCTGACAAGTGGGTTTTTATATCAAATTCTTATCAAAGGTGATGATGAAGATGAGGGGCTTAAAGCGCCATTCATTCCAAATGAACATCAATTAGATTTTATTAATAATCTTTGGTACCGCAATATCATCTTAAAAGCCCGTCAATTGGGGTTTACAACAATGATTGCAATCTATTATTTGGATTGTTGTCTGTTTGGTAAAGGTGATACTCGTGCTGGAATGATTGCACAAGATAAGTATTCAGCAGATAAGCTATTTCGAGACAAAGTAAAGTTTGCTTATGACAACTTGCCACCCGAAATTAAGGCTAAATTTCCTTTAGAGAGAGATAGTGCAAGTGAATTACTGTTTGCTCACAACAACAGTTCAATCACTGTTGGTACGTCAATGCGTTCTGGGACGTTGCAGTATTTGCATGTGTCGGAATTCGGTAAGATCTGTGCTAAATATCCAGATAAAGCAAAGGAAGTTTTAACTGGTTCTATTCCAGCAGTAGCACCTAATGGGATTGTAGTAATTGAGTCTACCGCAGAAGGGGATGAAGGCGCATTTTATAAGATGTCTGAAACTGCCCGCAAAAAGAAAGAGGCAGGTTTGGAGCTAAGTAAAAAAGACTATAAATTCCACTTTTATCCTTGGTTTGGTGCTGACGAATATAGTTTAGACGCAGATATTTATATCACTTCAAAAGAACATGAGTATTTCGAGCGAATCGAGCAAGAGTGCGATGTAAAGATCGGATTGCAACAACGCAATTGGTATATCGCAACTCGAGATAATGACTTTCAAGGCTCATCTGAATTGATGTGGCAAGAATACCCATCAACACCAGAAGAGGCGTTTAAGAAGTCTAAAGAAGGCTGTTGGTACACAGAGCAATTTATCAAAGTTCGTCGTGAACAACGTATTTGCTCTCTACCAATTCGTACTGATGTTCCAGTAAATACCTTTTGGGATATTGGTAACTCAGATGGTACGGCTATTTGGTTCCATCAACGTGTTGGTATGCAAGACCTATTCATTGATTTTGAAGAAGGTTGGGGTGAGCCATATGAATACTTTGTGAAGATTATGCAAAGTAAAGGCTACTTATGGGGCAAACACTACTTGCCACATGATGGTGCTCATGCCCGTCAAGGCGAAAGTCAGAACCTATCTCCGCAGCAAATGCTTAAAAATTTAGGACTTCAAGATGTGGTGATTGTTCCAAGGGTTTCTGAGTTGCTTCATGGTATTAACAAGACTCGTGATGCCTTAATGAATGATGTGTGGTTTGACAAAGATCGTTGTAAAGATGGGTTACGTCATTTAGAAAACTACACACGAAAATTCAATGCTCATGCTCAAACTTATACAAGCGAGCCGGTCAAGTCTGATGGGAACTCTGAATCAGCGGATGCATTCCGCCAGTTCGCGCAAGTACGAGAAAAAATAGGACAAGTTGCCAATTCAACACCACCTCCACCGAAAACAGCTTCATCTTGGATGGGATAAAATGGATAAAGACGAAAAAGTCGATAAAGACAATAGTGATATTCTCGCTCAAGCAAAGAAGTTCCGTGACGATGCTCAAGACTATTGGAATGAAATTTATTGCCAAGGTCGAGAAGATAAAGAGTTTGTGACTGTAAAAGGCGCTCAATGGGATTCAAAAGCCTTGAAAGAGCGTGAATTACAAGGCAAACCATCTTTAGAATTTAATCTTGTACATACATACTGCCGCCAACAAGTAAATACGCATAAGCAGAACCGACCACAGATTCAAGTTGTGCCAGTCGATAATGGTGCAGATGAAGACATGGCTAAGGTTTTAGCTGGTCTCATTAAAGATACTGAAGAAGCTAGTAATTTTGAAGATGTGAATGACACAGCAGTTGAAAATGCTGTTTATAGTGCAGTTGGTTTTATTCGTATTACTTCCGACTACATTCATGAGAAAAGCTTTACTCAAGAACCAAAGTTTAAGGCAGTTCATAACCCTGAAGCAGTATTGATCGATCCGTTATCGCGTGAGATGGATGGCTCAGACATGAGCAAAGCCCTTGTTTGTGAGTGGGTAGATAAAGATGCAGTAGAAAGCCAATATGGTAAAGATGCTGTATCTGATTTCGAAATGGATGGGGTGGAAAACTGGTTCAATGAGACAGAAAATACTGTTCTTATTGCCGAGTACTTCTACAAGGAAGAAGTTAAAGATAAATTACTTTTGCTTGAAGATGGTACTGCTGAATTTAAGTCTGTATTACTGCAAAGCTTTAGTGAAACAGAGCTGAAAGAGTTTTCCCTTAATGAGCGTGATACCACTCGCACTGAAATTAAATGGGCGAAATTGTCAGGCTGTAAAGTTCTCGAGACTGGCGTGTTCCCTGGCAAGTACATTCCGATTGTACCTGTGTATGGTGAAGTAATCTGGATTGGTGATAAGCGTCATATCTTCTCACTTGTGCACTTCGCTAAAGATCCTCAACGTCTATTCAACTACTGGAAGTCTACTGAGGCGAATATCCTTCAGAAGAACCAAGATGAATTACTTGTGGTGGATGAGCACGCTACGCAAGGTCTGCCTGAGTGGGATAATCCTTCAGCATATAAACATCTTCGCTATAAATCTCTAGATGAAAATGGCAAGCCGCGTGCACTTCCTGCCAAGATTGGTTCTGCGCAAGTGCCAGTTGGTATTTTAAATGCGTCAGAATCAGCCAAAATGCTCATTGCAGACACTTTGAATATGCATGCGCCACAGATGGGGCAAGATGTAAATCAACAGTCTGGTAGAGCAATTGGCTTGCTTCAACGTCAAGGTGAAACTTCACAGTTCCATTTCCAAGACAATGACAATAAGTCGATCCGTCACTGTGGTCGTATTTTATTAGGCCTATATCCAGTCTATTACGACACGCCTATGGTTCGTCGTATTATTGGTGCTGATGGTGAATCAGAAATGGCTAAGCTAAATGCTCAACCACAAAACGAAGATGAGCAAGCAAAAGCCATTAATGGTGTTTTGAATGACATGTCAGTCGGTCGCTATGATGTTCGTATGGACACAGGCCCAAGCTTCAATACTCAACGCGAGCAGTCATTCCAGTTGATGATGCAATTAGCTCAGTTTGCACCAAACATTATGCAAGCTGCTGGTGACCTCGTTATTAAAGATTCACCTTTACTTAACTCTAAGCAAATTGCAGAACGCATGAAGAAACTCATGCCGCCGCAGTTACTTGAAGAAGGTCAAATCAATCCTGAACAAGCTAAAGCACAAATTACACAGCTTGATCAACTTGTACAGCAACTTACTGGTGAACTTGAGAAACTTCAGAAAGAAGTTAGCGACAAAGTTGAAGATCGGAATGTCGAGCTTCTTAAAGAGCAAATTAAGGCTGAAAAAGACATTCGTGTTGCTGAAATTCAAGCAGCAAGCCGTGCGGATGTTGAAGAACTGAAAGGTACGATTTCTTTGCTTGAGGCCCGCCTAAATGTTAACTCAATCCCTCCAGATTGGATGACTAAAGGCGAATCAGTTCAAGATTATCAGCCAAATCAAATGAATTACGATTATTCGCAGCAAGGTGTGCCTGAACCACCACCTGAGCAAGCGCAAAGCATACAGAACCCTGCCGAACAGCAGGGTTTTTTAATGCCTGAAACACCGGTTCAAGAAAATTTCGCTCCTGAGTCTGACCTACTTGGGGATAGCGCACCTTTGGTTACGGAGCAGCAATTATTGCCTCCGCTAGATAATGGAGAGAGCAATGTCTGATACAGATACTCAAGACGTCGTTGAAACCACCGCAACGGAAAATACAGGTGCAGAAAGTCAAGAGGTTGATCAGCCAGAAACTGGAACTCAGGAACCTGAACAAGGCGAAGGCTCAGAAGAAGAGCAGCCTAAAACAGATCCTGAACCTAAACGGAATCGTGCACGTGAACGTATCGAGCAATTAGCGCGTGAAAACGCAGAGCTACGTAAGTTCAAAGAAGCTGCTGAAGCTCGAAAAAATGCACCTGAAGCAAATGCTAAGCCAACTAAACCCCTAATCGAAGACTTCGAATCATATGAAGAATGGACTAAAGCCCATGACGCATATGAAGAAAAGCTAGATGAGTGGCGAATTAGTGAAGCTGAGCGTCGCATCAGTGAAAAGCAAAGCAAATCTAAAGCAGAGGAGACCAAAAACCAACGACAAGTTGAATTTGAGGTCGCAATGGCTGAGTTGGAGGGCGAAGGATACGATGCAAGTGCATTGAATCAGAAGCTCGAAACTTTGCCTCCTTTACCTCTAGATTTAAATGAATTTGGCTTGAGTGCAAAAGACACTCTGGTACTTGCTGCAAAACTTATTGAGAACGATGAGTTGTGGTTAGACCTTTCGCAAATGAGCCAAGTACAAGCAGCTCGCAAAATTGGTCAAGAAATTGATCGCCAATTTAATAAACCAAGCGCACCCGCAGTTTCAAAAGCTCCACCACCAATAAAACCTGTCCAAGCAACATCGTCAACTTCTAGGTCAATTGCCAATATGAACGATGTAGAAGCGACAGCATATCTTGAATCATTACGTAGAAAATAAGGTGAATTAGCATGGCTAACGAAATCAATATTGCAAAAGTGTTTGCTCAAGAGGCAGCACCAATTTTAAAAGAAAGTTGCCCATTTTTAATGGGGATTAATCGCTCTCGTGAGGAAGAGTTTGATAAAAAGGTAAATGGTTATGCAGTGGGTGATGAGGTTTCAATCAGCATTCCTGGTGTAAGTCGTATTTACGATGGCAATGTTCTAGCTGGTGGCGGGACTATCGATGCATGGAAAGAACGCAAAGTCTCATTAAAAATTGATAACCATGTGCATGCCGCATTTGAAGCAAGCCACATCGAAAACGTTTTTAAATTGGATGCAACAGACCCACGTAGACGCGATTATGTTGAGCGAGTTTTTAAACCACAAATCCAAACGCTTGGGTCAAGCATTGAAGCTCGATTGATTAAGGCAGCAGTAATTGCAACACCTTATCTTGTTGGTACTCCCGGAACAGTACCTAGCACAATCAAAACACTAAATCAGGCTCGCGCTAAACTTCAGAAGGCATTAGCGCCTGAAGGGAATCGATCAGGATTGATTTCGACTGACTTAAACATGGAATTAATTGATACAAGTAAGGCTCTATTTAATCCATCTAAACAAGTTAGTGACCAGTATCGTGAAAGTAACTTAGGCCGAGCATCTGGCGCGAACTGGGATGAGGTTATTAACTTACCTACTATTTACAACGGCAACAAAGTTGCAGGTGTAACAATTTCAGGTGCGAACCAAACTGGTGATACCTTAGTATTTGGTGGGCTCGCAAGTGGTGACACTTTCAATGCAGGGCAAGTATTTACAATTGCTGGGGTTTATAAAACTCATGCATTAACAGGCGATTTGCAGAAAGACTTACAGCAATTTGTAATTGTAAGTGATGTGACTGCAACAGGTGCTACTGCTCAAGTAAGTATTTTCCCAAGTATTACCCCTACAATGCCAAACAAAACAGTTAATGCTAGCCCTGCCAATGGGGTTGCAGTTAATTTCTTTGGTGCCGCAAGTCAAGGATATGTGCAGAACATCTTGTTCCAAGAGTCTGCATTTACAGCCGCATTTGTGCCAGCAAAAGTAGTGACGCCAAAAGAATTTGGTTATTCATATTCTGCAAATGGTCTACGTTACACAGTTCAATCTGCTGGTAATTTCAATGATTTATCGACTCAAACACGTATTGACATTATGTGGGGCTTCACCCGCGTTCGTGACTTTGCTTGTCGTATAACTGAATAATTAAACATGACGACAAATGCCCGCATCTAGCGGGCGTCGTCATTTTGGAGGACTGAAATGTCAGATGAATACCCTAAAGCGCTATACCGTGGTGACAAGCAGGTGCATGAGCATGTCATTGCAGACGGTGAAGAACATGAAGCACATCTTCGTAGCACTGGTTATGTAGATTATTTGGATCTTGTTGAAGCCGAGCCCGAAGAAGGCCCTGAAGATGTAAAAACTTCAAATGAACCTGAAGAAATTGATTTAAGCGCATATGTGCCCCTTGCGCAATTTGATGCGATCGCTGAAAAGCTAACACAAACCGAAGAGCAGTTAGGTGAAAAATCCCTTGAGCTTGAAAAAGCACAAGGACAAATCACCTCGCTTGAAGGCCAGCATGCAGAAGTGATTGTTAATCTCGAAGGTGAAGTCAATCGCCTTAAAGAAGAGATTGCAGCAGCACCATCAGCAAGTGGCGTGCCTCAAGAAGTATATGACGCTGTATATCAAGAGCGTGAACAACTTAAAAAAGAGAATGCTCAACTTAAGTATTCCGCAATGGATGCCAACGAGTTGAAGGCAGTACTTGATGAAAAAGTCATTAAATACGGCTCACGTGATGGCAAAGACACATTAGTTAAATTGGTGCTTGATAGTGAATATGGCACTACTAACAACGAATGAGCGATTAATTCAAGCACTAATTCTTGAAGCATGGACCAGAGGAAGAAATGAACGTAAGCAAAATCGCAGAAAATGCAATGAAGCACCTCGGAATCTTGGCTAGTGGTGAAAGTGCTTCAGGTGATGAATTAATGGATGTAATAGAAGCTCTTGAGGGGCTTCTTGCACAATGGGCAACAAGTAAGTTGTATGTTTATAAATCTAATCTCTTAACTCTTGAATTAACAAAAGGCGCAGGAATTTACTACATTGGCGTGGTTGATGATAAGTGCTGCAATTATCAAGTGACATGCTGTGATGAGGTTGTGACTTCATTGCCAGACATTGAGTCAGAGATATCCATGATTTCTGATACTGCTTGGTTGGATGATTGCGAGATTAAAATCATTCGAGATTTGAACAATACTTCTAATCGTCATTATGTGCCTGTGTGGTATCGCAAAGACTATCCAAATTGGGAGTTTCATGTTTTAGAAACAGCTAAAACTCTAATTCTTAAAACCTATTCGTTACCTCACAAATTAAAGCCAAAAGACGAGCTTCAATTCCCCCCAAATTATAAACGACCGCTAGAGCTTACCCTAGCCCTAGAAATCGCTCCAATGTTTGGTGCAGAGCCTTCAATGCGCTTAGTTCAGAACCAAGACAATGCAATTGAAATGCTTAAATCAAGTAATTCAGTTCCAGCATATTCAAGCAATGATTTACCTGTCGGAGTTAGATGTTATGGCGAGTACTATCATTGATATACCTATTGTTGGGCAATCATATCATCTAAAAGACTGGTCTGTTGATTGCCAGCGCACATTAAATCTTTACCCTCAAGTGGTTGAAAGTGGGAATGCGCCACAAGTTGCCGCATTGCTCCCAACCTCAGGTTTAATTAAGAAATTTGAGTTTGATAGTTATATTCGTGGCATGTATGCGATGAGTGACCAGTTTTTAGTTGTAGCTGGACAAAAATTACTTTCAATCAAGTCTGATAATACAGTTAAAGAGCTTGGTGACATCACTGGCATTGGTCGTGTCTACTTTGCTGATAACTCTGTTCAAGTAATGATTGTAAGTAACAATACATACAGTTTTGACCTCAAAACTAGTGTTCTCACTAAATTAGAACTTGGCGATTTCTTTGGGGCATCAGATGTAACGGTACTTGATTCACGTTTTATTTGGACAGTTCCCCAATCTGGTCGTATCCAATGGTCTGATTTACTCTCAACTAAAACAACTGCATTGAGTTATGCCACTGCTGAGGCTAAGTCTGACAATCTTGTAAGGACTATAGAGAACAATGGTCAGCTTTGGCTAATTGGGGAAAGAACTACTGAAATTTGGGGTTCAACCAATAACAAAGACCTTCCATTCCAACGCATGGGCGGTGCTGTTATTCCAACTGGATGTATTGCTCCTGCGTCTGTTTGTCGATTTGGTAGCAGTTTGGCTTGGGTAAGTCGAACTGAGCATGGACAGGGTCAGATTGTTATGACAGAAGGGTATTCAACATTAAGAATATCCAATCATGCAATCGAGAGTGATATAGCTACTTATAACAGCATATCGGATGCATATGGATTTGCTTATCAGGAAAATGGACACGCATTCCTGTTAATGACATTCCCTAGTGCTAAGAAGACATGGTGTTATGACTCAACTACTCAAATGTGGCATGAGCGTAGTTACTACAATCCAAAAACATATCTTCATGAGCATCATCGAGCGTTTGTTCATTGTTTTTTTAGTGGACAACAATTAGTTGGCGACCGTCAGAACGGCAAAATCTATCAACTAACTCAATCTAGTAATACAGATGATGGTGAAACTATTGTCCGTGAGCGTATTACTCCTGTAGTCAATCCAAGTACTGATCGATGGATATTCCATCATCTAGAGGTCTCGGCTCAAGTTGGGCAAGAAACAAACATAAAACCTCAAATCATTTTGGATTGGTCGGACAACAGGGGTCGAACTTGGTCCTATTCCCGTCAGATGGATTTAGGCGGAATTGGTGAATATGACAAGAGATTAATCTTCAAACGCCTTGGCCAGTCATTTAATCGTGTTTTTCGTTTGAGGTTTACAGATGCATCAAGGCTTGTAGTACTTGGCGCGAAGGCAAAGGTGAGCCAATGAATCTAACCCCTCCTTATGATCATCCGATGTATGAAAACGGGAAGATGACACTCCCTTGGCGCATCTACTTTGATGAAGTAACAAAGCTTTTAGTAAAACTGAATGAGGCAACCACTCCATGAGACATTTTAAAAAAATTGCTGATGGAATTGATGTTTCATCTTTAATGCAAGAATTGGAAGCGAATCCACAGTTGTGGGATGCAAATAATTTACGCAGAACTGCCGAAAACACACCTCACTCACAAATGTCAGATATTTGGGTGCGCTACAACGACGTAAAGCCATATTTAGATGCTGGAGATTTAACTGGTTTTAATGATCCGCATTTACCAGTTTGGTACCCCGCATTTGATGCACTACCTTCAATCAAGCCGATTCTTTTTAAATTAATGGCAATGGTTGAGGGTGAAATGTTGGGTGGGGTTTTGATAACCCGAATCCCTCCAAATCATGGCATCGCACCTCACACTGATTCAAGTTGGCATGTTGATTACTTTGATAAGTATTACATCAGCCTACAAAGTGAAGAAGGGGCAAATTTCTGCTGTGACCATGAAGGAATTACTGAAGCCCTTAATCCGAAAGTTGGCGAGTGTTGGCTTTTTGACAACCATAAAAATCATTGGGTTGAGAACAATAGCAATCAAGACAGAATCACATTAATTGTCTGCATCCGGACACAGAGAGAAAAAGCAAAATGCTTAATTTAAAAGACGTTTACGATTTAGATCAAATTGAATTTGTGCCGGTTGCTGAAGGTGATGCGCCTGAAGAAAACTCTGAAATTTATATAGCAGATGACATCTTCACCAAACAGATGCATATCAAGCATGAAGGGATGTTTATTCCTCAGCATTCACATTCATATGAACACATGTCAATGCTTGCTCATGGCTCAGTACGTGTTTGGCAAGATGGAGTTTTCACTGGTGATTATGTTGCTCCTGTAGGAATTAAGATTCCTGCAAATGTTAAGCATACATTCATGAGTCTTGAGCCAGACACGATTATTTACTGCATTCACAACATTTCACGTTCTGGTGAGGTAGATGTAAGTGAAGAGCACCACTTGTTGGAGGTTTAATTATGCCATGGGCAGCAGCAGCTGCTATTGGTGGGGCAGCATTATCATCTGCCGCATCAAGTAGCGCAGCAAGAAAACAAGCAAAAAGTGCGGATGCAGCTACACAAGTTCAAAAGGACATGTATGACCAGACTCGCAAGGACTTAGATCCATATCGAGAGGCGGGAAGTACTGCACTAAATCAATTAATGGGCCAGATGGGTGAGAATGGTTATTTCAACCAAACATTCAATGGTCAGGACATTTACAACGATCCATCATACAAATTCAGACTGAATGAAGGCCTAAATTCAATTCAATCAGGTGCGGCTTCTCAAGGTGGTTTGTTGAGTGGAGCTACTCTTAAAGCTCTAAACAACTATGGACAGGACTTTGCAAGTCAAGAGTATTCAAACGCTTATAACCGCTTTAATGCAGATCAAACCAACAGATATAACCGTTTAGCCAATTTGGTTGGTGTTGGTCAAAATGCCGCAGCTCAAACTGGTAATGCTGGTCTTCAAACTGGTCAGGCTATTGCAAACAATACCATGGCTGGTGCAAATGCTTCAGCCGCAGGAACAATTGCAAGTGGTAATGCATGGGCGAATGCAGCACAGCAGCTTGGAACACTTGGCTCAGCTTATATGAATAACAGGAAGGCAGGAGTAACCTAATGGCTATCGATCCGTCTATCCCATTGCAAGCTCGCGGAGTAGATGCAATTCAGATGCTTGCTGATGGAGATAAATTATCTCAGTTATGGCGCCAGCAAAAGTCAGACCAAGAGCTAAACCGCATCTATAATGAGTCACAGGGTGATGTTTCCAAGATGTTAACCCTTGGACAACAATCGCCATTGGCGCGTTTGGTTGTTCCACAAATTCAAGCTCAGCAGGCCGCTCAACAAAAAAACTTTTTAGATCAACAGAAAGCATTAGCTGAAATTGCCAATACAAGTGCCCAAGCCAATGAGCGGACTGCTAATGCTGGCAACACAACTTTCGACACCTCACAAAAGAAATTTGGAGCAATTCAAGGCGCATACCAGCAAGCAGCATTAACAGGTGACAAAGGTCCAATCTTACTTGCTCTTGATTCTCTTCAGCGAACTGGTGCAATTTCTCCCGATGACTATGCTCATAACTTTAAAATTGTGAGTGCCATGAGTCCAGATGAAATCAAACAGTATGCAACTGGTAGTGGTTTGTTAAATAAGGATTTGGCACCTTATTTAAGTCAAACTAAAAACAATGCTGCTGATAATGCGACATCCATTTCAAATAATATTCGGACGACTGATGCCACTATGCGTGGACAGGATATTACTGCTGCTACAGCTGATAAAAACCGTATTCAAGATGCTCAGCAATTCAGTCAAACGCAACAGTTAAATGAGTGGTTAGCTAAGAATAAGCCCATTGGTACTGAAATGGGAAATGACGGTTATTTGTATGCTATTTATCCAGGCGGAAAGGGTGTGCGAATTTCTGATGAAAGAGGTACCCCTATTCAAGCACAGCCGAAAGGTGCAGGATCAAATACTGCCGCAGCAGCACAAAATGAAGAACGACAACGTATTAGCCGAGTTAATGCAGTACTTGATGAGATTCAAGGAATCTTACCTCAAGCTACAGCAAGTTATGCAGGTCGAGGTATTGATCTGTTAGCTCGTGGAGTAGGTATTGCCACTTCTGGTGATGTTGCAACAGGTAAACTAGGCACTTTAGGTGGGCAATTGGTCGCTTTAATGCCAAAAATGTCAGGCCCTCAATCTGATAAAGATGTGGCAATGTACAAGCAAATGGCAGGTCAATTGGATGATCCAACAGTTCCTTTGCAAGTTCGTCAGGCTGCTTTAGAAACGATTCGAAGTTTGAATAACAAGTATGCTGAAATGAACGCGCAAAGACCTACAACTGTACCTTACAGAAATGAGGCGCCTACAAATACTCATCCACAAAACCAAGCCAAATTGAACAATATTCTGTTTGGCAAATAATTGTGCTATAAATCCCTCATCACGGTGGGGGTTTAAGAATGGTTACTGCGCTTTTAATAATATGTGTGTTGCTTATTGTTGGCCTTATGAATCTTAAGGCTAAAGTAGATGATCTAACAAAAACCAATCAATATAATTTGGATGTATTTAAAAAACGTTTCGAGGATATTGATGATGCTTTTAAGAGCGAGTTAGAAGCAAGGAATCACCTTCTAGAGAGGATACACGAACTAGAAAAAAAAGCACCTTAGGGTGCTTTTTTATTGCCTGAGGAAAAGATATGGCATCAGCACAAAAATATATGCAGCTACTTAACAACCCTAATGCTAGACGTATGCTTGATTTGATTGCTAGTGCAGAAGGTGCAGATCATGGCTATAACACCTTATTCGGCAATCAGCGGTTTGATGATTTATCAAGCCATCCAAACATTAGAAAAGCATTCACGCAAACCGATGGCAAAAAGAACTACACAACAGCAGCAGGACGCTATCAATTTTTAAAAGGAACATGGGATGGATTGGCAAACCAACTAGGTCTTAGTGACTTCTCACCACAATCTCAAGATATTGGCGCACTAGCACTGTTAGCTCAGAATGGCGCGCTTCCTTATGTTCTTAAAGGTGATTTTGGCACTGCAATTAAAAAGTCAGGCGGTACTTGGGCGTCTCTACCTTCATCAAATTATGCACAAAATAAGCGCTCATGGGATTTTGTGAATAAGCAACTTGGTTCAAAAGCAAATACTTATGAACCTGAATACGTTGATCTAAAGAAAGTTGGAATAGCACCAAACTTCAAACCACAAATGATTGATCTTGCAAGTGTAGGCATTGGCGCGAAAGCGGATTTTCAACCAGATTTTGTGGATTTAAAAACAGTAGGGATAGGTGGGTAAATGGCAAGTCAAAACGATATCTCCGCTCGAATTGCAACAGCAAGAAAAGAAGGTTTTTCTGATGAACAGATCTACTCAAGCCTAGCATCTAATGCTGGATTTGGTAAACGTATTTCAATGGCGAAAAATGAAGGCTTTTCAGATGTTCAAATTGCTCAAAACTTAGGACTCAACCTTCAAAAGAATCTAGGCGTTCAACAACCGATTCAAGTATCAGCTACGCGTCAACCTTTTGACTGGCAAGCAGCACAAAAACAAGCAATGCAAAAACAAGCTAAAGCAGCTGGACCTACACAATTATGGGAGTCTGCATTACTTGGGGCATCAGACTTAGGCGCTGGTGTTGTGCAAGGTTTTGCATATGCTGGTGATAAGCTTGGACAAGGGTTGAATGCAGCACTGGGAACCAATTTCGATACCAACTCTTATAATCGATTTACCAATCAACGCAAAGATATTCAAGACTACCATCAAGCTCGTCGAGAAACTAACAATCAGGGTTACGATTGGGGTCGCTTAGGTGGGCAAGTTGCAGCAACTGCGCCATTAGGTGCATTGGGTCGTGGCTACCAAGGTGCAGGCATACTTTCAAAAGCTGGTGCGGGTGTTGCAGCACAGAACGCGGCAGTGGGTGCGGCTATTGGCGGTGCTGGATTTGCGGAAGATTCAAAGCAACGTCTAGAAAATACCGCTTTTGGTGCAGTAGGTGGCGCAGCTGGCGGAGCCATTGGCGAAAAGATTGGACAGGGTGTATCTAAAGCAGTTAATGCTGTTAAAAACTCTGGATCTAAAGCAGCACAACAAACAGCGCAAGCCATTGATAAGAATCTTGATGATGCTTTACGTCAACAAGGTATGTCACTTGGTGATTTGACTGATGATGTGGCTAACGGGTTACGCAAAGAAGCTAGAGATGCTTTGAAGTCTGGTCGAAACCTCAATCCTGAAGCTGTAGCTCGTAAAGCTGTACTTGATCAAGTGGGCATTAAGGGAACTAAAGCTCAAGTTAGTGGCAATGCTCAACAATGGCAAAAAGAAGCTGAATTAGCGAAGATTCAAAATGTTGGTGCACCTCTGCGAGAGAAGTTCATAGAAGATAATAAGCAATTAGCAAATTTGCTTAATGTAGCTACTTCTCGTACTGGAGGTAAATCAGCGGATCAATTTGGCGCCATGCAAGGTGTGGTTGGCTCTCTGGATTCGCAACTTGATCAAAACAAGCAATTTATTGGCGCTGCTTATGACGCTGCTAAAAAAGCAGCAGGCAATGATGTTGTGATAGATGGGCGTGGTTTTGCAAATGATGCATTCACTGCACTTGAACAAAACTATGCTGCCTCAAGCCTTCCTTCAAGTGTTCAGAAGATCATAAAAGATGTTGCTGAGAATCCTGATAAGTTCACTTTGGGCAAATCAGAAGAATTAATTAAGATTCTTAACCGTGAATATAAAGCTTCATTACAAATGGGCCAGCCTACAAGCTCAACTTATTCAATTGGGTTGGTACGAGATGCTTTGAATGGGCGGCAAGCAGAAGCAATGCAGGGTTTGTTGACTTCAGGTGGTAATGATGCAGCTACAGCTTACCAATTCGCAAGACAAGCAAACCAATTCAACATGAACCAGATTGAGGGCATGCCACTACTCCAAGACATTAGAAAGGGGGTTGAGCCTGACAAATTATTTAATAAGCACATTCTAAATGGCAATGTTAATGAGTTAGAAAAAACAATTGATCTACTTAATAACGTAAACCCCCAATCAGTAGCAGATATCAAGCAACAGGCTCTAGAGTTTATTGCTGGGAAAGCGATTAATCAAAATGGTCAATTTAGCCCTGCGGGTATGAAGAGAGCATTAGATGGAATTGGTGACAGAAGACTATCAGTGTTGTTTGAGCCATCTGAACTGAAGAACATTAAGAACATTAGTAAAGCTGGTGAATACTTAGTGACTCAGCCTGCCCATTCATATGTAAACAATTCCAATACTGCGTCAGCAACTATGAACCGGTTAATGGATTTCTTCGGGAATTCTAAAGTTAAATCTGTGCTTAATTTGCCATATTTAAAAGACTATGTAGTTGACCCTGTTGCCAACTATGGAAGCACAAGATCTGTAAATAAAGCCCTTCAGCCTGACATATCTGGTGCACCAATTCCAGCAACACCGCCTACACCGCAGCAGCAAAACCTTATAGATCGTTTGGTTCAAGCTGGTTTACTTGGTGGGGCAGGCTCTACAAGACAGTAAAACTTAGTCAATTTCTAACCGCCCTTAGTGGCGGTTTTTTTATTTGAGGTCTTTATGTACCCATTAATAACCAATGTCACAGCACAATTTGTTGATGACTATGGAAAGCCTGTGGCTGGTGGAAAGGTTTGGACCTATGAGTCTGGAACTACTACACCAAAAGCTACTTATGCTGATCCTGATGGTACATCTGTAAATACAAACCCTGTGATTCTGGACGAGGCTGGGCGAGCCAATATCTATTTAAATGATGGGGCTTATCGGGTGCGCGTCTTGTCAGCTGATAATGTTTTGATTGCAGACACCAACAAACTTTCCCGTTATGTCACCAGTACTGAATTAGATGAGTTCATTCAACAAGTACAAGATGGCTTAGATGAATTAAACCAAGTCAAAGAGTCGCTTAACACTATTGTAGAGCAAGAGATTCAGTCACAAAAAGGTGTTGCTGGTGGTCTAGTTCCTTTGGATGAAAACGACAAGATTGATCCTCTCTATATCAAAAAGAGTGATGCCCTTGATCTTGATGACACAAATACTTTAGCAACATCAAAAGCTGTAAAAGCACTTCAAGACACTAAGTTAAAGAAAGCTGATTTAGCAGCAGGAACCGCTCCTATATTCGCTGCGCGTGCTATGGGTTCATTCTCAGGAACAGCAACAAAAATTGGTACAGGTGGGAACTTTAAGGCAGTTACCCGTATTGGTTTAGGCAACTTTGAAGTTGAATTAGATACAGCAATGCCAGATGCAAATTATCGAGTTTTTTTAACTGCTTCCAACAATGGCGGCTCCGCAGCACAAAGCGCAAGTATCGATTATTCCTTCACTCAAACAACCACAAAGTTCCGAATTGTCTGCACCTTTGGTGGTGATAACACGCTAGGGCGGTTTGACCCAGACAGAACAGATTTCTTAGTTATTTAACAACCACCGAAAGGTGGTTTTTTTATGGGTGTAAAAACATGGCGACAGCTTTGACATCTCAATACACACGATTCACTGACCGTTGCAATAAAGTCTTGGCTGGTGGTGTTGTAAAAACCTTTGAACCAAATTCACTGATTCCAAAAGTCACATATCAAGACACCTTGGCAACAATTCCAAACCTGCCTGAAGTGGTCTTGGATGAGACGGGAAGAGCGAAAATCTATCTACAAGGAGACTATCGGATTCAAGTATATAGTCGTGATGGGGTCCTGATAGAAGATAATTTGTTGGTCGAACAGGCTGTAGTTCAAAGTGACTTTGACGCATTAAGTCAAACCATACAAACCGAATTCAACGAACTACAAGAAGAAACCCAGACATTAGTAGATGCGGCAATTGGATCTATCCAAGGAACAGTAGATGCAGCAGTAGCAAACGCTGGCAATATGATTGGTGCTGCAAACAAAGCAGCTCTAGATTTAATTACTGATAAGCCAGTAGGTCAAAATGCAATGCTTGATAACGGTGATATTTGCCGTTGGAATGGCACATCTTGGGTTTTTACTGGACTTAACTATCTAAATGCATCTTTAGAAGAACGTCGAACTGTTGAATCAAACCGGCCGCAAAACCCAAACAAACTAGACTTTAAACAAGTCACTTTTATAACTGCTCCAACAGTTCTTGTTGGTACAGCTACATATCCATATCGGAACGGACTAAAGCAATTAAAGCTCGTCAGTGCATCAACTGGTTCGCCAATTACCGTTTACTGGGAATTTCCAGCATCTCAGTTTCTACGAGATTTCTCTGGTTCCATCACTGTTGAGGGTTTAACAAGCGGTTCAAACGGTGTTGTCGGAATTGAACAGCGTAATGATGCTGGCTCTCTTATTTCTTCACATTACGCAGCAACAGGCGTAACAGCAGCAGTCACCAAGCAGACATATAAAGTCAATGTACCAAGCGTGACAGCTGGAGCCACAAAGATTCGCTTAATCGTGAACATGCTCACCACCAGCACACGTGAAATGTACGTTCACAGCCCATTCATTGCAGATGGAGCGAACGCAGAGTTTATTTCGCCACGAGATACGAGGAATGAAAACTTGTTATTGGCATCTTTTATTAAAACTATTGGGAAAAATCAATTTAACAAAGCATTAGCAGAAGATGCCAAATTAATTAGCTTCCAGACTGGTGCAACGGTAACGTTTGCAAATGGTATCGCATTCGGAAAACAGGCAGTGCAGGCTGGAGGCACATATACTTTTTGGATGCCTTTAAGTACATCATTTGCATTCAAACGAATCATTTATACATATGATAAAAATGGTGTGTTTTTGGGTATGGATGCTGCACAGGGTTCAGCTGGTGAAGTAGTTAACCCAAATCCACCAACCGGCATTACATACGCAGATAGTGACAAAACAGTAACTTTCACAATCCCCGATAACTCTACTATTGCTTTCATCTCAATGATGATTGTTTATGCGGCTCATACGACTACTGATTTTAATAACTTAGTAAATGGTATGCAGCTTGAGTTAGGTTTTAAACGCACTGATTATGCTGCTTATGATCCAAACGGCCAAGAAATGCTTTGGTTAAAACCATCGGCATTGATTGACACACCTGACAGTGGAGGCGGCACAACAGTTGTTACAGCGGGCAATACATTCACACTCTATATTGATGGTACGTACGCATATATCAGAACGCCTTTCAGTGACACTGTTGATATGGTCCAACTTGTGCAATATGGAACGACTACTAAGTGGAATAACAATGTAATTAACCCATATCAGATTAAAACCATTCCCAAGTCTACCGCTAAAGAAAACTTAGTTACTGCATATAATGCGGGAACTTTGGTTGTAAACCATGGTGATGATGCTGCGCCGATGAACTACAACGGTACATACATTGGAGCAAACCACGGTGCTTTCATTGTTCATGAAATCACACAGACAAGTCATGGAAAAGGCTATATTGACGTAGGCTCGAAGTGGTCCAACGGCACACGCGAATATACTTTAGTTCGCATTGTTGACGCGAATAAACTGTGGATTGTTTCTGATAATACTGGTACGTCTGCACAGTGGGTGTACAACAATACCTTATTGACTGGTAATACTTTAACCCATGTTAGTGGCGCTACTAATACATCAAGTATTGCGGTTGCTAGTGATGCAATTACTCAGTTATATACCGCGATTAACAATCACGTTAAAAAGATTGTTGTTGACGGCTATAAGACAATTACGGCTTCAGGCTTTTATGATGTCGAAAGTGTCGAGTTTATTGACACATACAATATTATGAATGTGCCTGCGATTATTAGTTATCTGCAAGCTCATGTAGGTACTACAACAGAACAAGAGCTGAATGTTCCGGCAATTGACTATGATGTGAATGTACAAGTTAGCTATAAGTATGTGCAGAATGGCGCTTTAACTATTAATACTCAATTTCAGAAGAAATCGAATATTAATTTTAACTTCGCCGGTTTAACTCAAGCTCTACCGCTCAACTACACTGGTAAAACACTGCTTTACTATGTGCCTAAAATGAATCCTGTCACTGTGGGTTCAAATACATACAACTTGAGTAATGTTGTAGATGTTACGTCTGTAACTGATGTTATTAGCATGCTCAAGGCAAACTGGTTAGATGCAACAAATCCACCTGACCGAATGGCCCAGATTGTCAAAAACGGTGCAACTAAAGAGTTTGGCCATGTAGTCGGCTATAGCTTAAGTCGTGGTGCAACACAGCCAAGTATTCGTGAAAATACCACAGATGCAGGATTTTTTAACGGACCAACCCGTAAGATGTATCCGAAAGCTTTAGTGACTAATCTAAATACTGTTGTGAACACGATTACTTACCGCTCTTTGTTCAATCCGAACCTTTTGCCAGAATCAACGGTGTTCACTTGGTATGAAGATAACGGTGCGGTCTATGTCGTATTGGATATACATCAAAATGCATCAATGCTTAAATTGCCTTTGCCAAGCATGTTTAACGGTAAAACAGCAACAGTACAAGATGGCAATACTAACTTTACATTGTACAGCGAAATAGTCAGTGACGGTGGTTTGCTCTGTTCTGTTGTGAATGGCTATGCACAAGCAACAATCAAGCTTAGCTAATCACACAATCAATCTTTATAAGCCCTAGCTTTAAATAGCTTAGGGCTTTTTTATTGCCAATAAGTTAGGGGAACGGCATGTCTGATAAGGCAGCAAATATGGTTGAGGTGGCAGCGTCCACAGTAGCCACTAAATCAATGTATGCGGGGGGCGGTGTAACTGTATTTGGCTGGGTGTTTCAGGTCAGCGCAGCTACCGCCATCGGTTTAATAATTACAATTCTTGGTTTCTTGGTGAATTTTTACTTTCAATTTCGACGCAATCGTCGTGAAGAACTAGAACACAAGGCAAGAATGAAGGGTTATGGAGGGGTGTGCGATGGAGAGTAAGCAGATTATTACTATAGCCGTACTTGCCTTGGCTTTGTTGATTTTAGTCTTTTTATTCTTTTTCGATATTCCAAAAGAAAATAAAGATTTAGTAAATATTTTACTTGGTGCGGTAGTTGGTTGGACAGGTGCAATCGTCAACTCTTACTTTGGCCACGATAGAAGTAAGGTAGAAACAAATGACAGTTAAAAACTTCTTTGACGCTGCCCGAGTAATTGCTGGCGGAAAACTCACACAAGCACAAGTGGACGATCTAAACAAAGTTGTCGACAAACTTGCACCAGGCGGGAAAACCACAAGTGAAATTGGTATTAATTTAATCACTAGCTTTGAAGACACTAGAACGAAAGCTTACGACGATGGTGTTGGGATATGGACCATAGGTATAGGCACCACAGTTTATCCAAATGGCGTAAAAGTTAAGGAAGGCGACACTTGCACATTAGAGCAAGCAAAATCTTACTTTAAACATGACCTAGCTAAATTTGAAAAGACTGTGAATGAATCCGTCACTGTGCCTTTAACTCAGAATCAATTTGATGCTTTGGTTTCATTGACCTATAACATTGGTTCAGGTGCTTTTAAAGGTTCTACTTTATTAAAGTTGCTTAACAAAGGTGATTACCAAGGTGCTGCTGATCAATTTCTTGCATGGAAAAAGGCAGGAGGTAAAGTTTTACCTGGTCTAGTCCGTCGTCGTGAAGCGGAACGAGCACTATTTTTAAAGAAGTAACTTATATGTGTAAACGTACTAAAGTTGCATCGATCATCACAATGCTGTGTCTGCTTTTCTCAAGTTGCACAGCTCACACTATTAACACGTCGGTTAAAGTGGGTATTTGCGTTAAGGCTTTGTAGATTAGTTATTAATCTTAGGTAAGCCTTCCCAGCTAAAGTAATTTTGGGTTAGCTTATCTCTGGTCATTGACCAGCCTCTATTTGGTAATCTACAACTACCCACAGCGATTTTATGTTTTCCAAACTTATCGACAACTTGTTCTAAAGTTGTCATCAAATTCTCATCCTTCTCGACCTTGCTCCAGTCTGTCAACAGATCATAGTTAAAGGTGTCTTTAGGCTCTAAACCTGTCAAAATAACTCCACACTTCTTATATTCAATTCCCCGTGCATATAGGTGTCTTATTAGAAAAGTGGCTATTTGTACCATCTTTAAGACATTGTCAGTCGGCACCGCAACTGGTAGAGAAAGTGACCTATTAAAGAAAGGTCTGTTTTTATCAAATGGGTTTGACTGAGCAAAAACAATAATGCAGCCGCACAATAGTCTATCTTTTCTTAACCTCACCACAGCATTTTGCATGTATAGCGAAACAGCTTCTTGAAGGTCTATGAGCTCAGTAACTTTCTGTCCAAATGACTTAGATGAAATGATCTGTTTTTTGCTTGGTGGTGTATGCTCAATCTCTATGCATGATATGCCTTGCAGTTCATACACCGTTCGCTTCATGACTACTGAAAACTGTTGCTGTATATGTTCTGGGCATGCGCTGGCAAGGTCTAAAACTGTCTTTATTCCCATAGTATTTAGCTTTTTAGTATGCTGTCTGCCAACTCCCCAGACTTCAGACACATCTATAGATGATAAGTATGATTCTTTATTGCAAGGATCCATTGCAACTAGATTACACACACCATCAAAGGGTTTGTTTTTCTTTGCTATGTGGTTAGCCATCTTTGCTTCGGTCTTTGATCTGCCAATTCCAATACATACTGGAAGGCCTATCCATTTCCAAATCCTTTCCTTCATGCCATGGCAATAGGTAGTTAGGTCATAATTATTTAAATAGGCAGTCAGATCTAGAAAACACTCATCAATAGAATAAACCTCTTGTTCATGCTCAGTGACATAGTTTCGCAAGATACTCATGAACCGCTTGCTCATTTCCGCATAGACAGTGTAGTTACTTGAGAGCACAATCACATTATGTCTTTCTACAATGTCTCGAATTTGGAAGAGTGGGGCACCCATCCGTATGCCAAGCTCTTTGGCCTCATTTGATCGAGCGACTGCACAGCCGTCATTATTACTAAGCACAATTACTGGCTTATCGATAAGTTCAGGCTGAAAGAATCTCTCACAACTGACATAACAGTTATTCACATCGACTAATGCAAAAATTCGCTCTCTCATGGTTATCTTGAAAACGTTACAAATTCAAAATAAATGGTAGAGCTGAGCCTGAATAAATTCAAATTTAAAAACCTGTGGATAAACATGGATGAGTCAAGTTGTGTCGTGGTAGGGATTGCATTTGGTCGGAAAATGTTCTTATTGTTATGACAACTTGAAAGCAAAAAAAATAGCTAATTTTCTTTATGTGTACAGAATGGTGTACATACAATAAAAATTAGCTATTAAACTAGTATATAAGTTAATGATTAATAATAGTAAATATAGATAACTCAGGTATTCTTAGCACAAATATCAGTCTATTGAAAGTATTATATCAAACTAGAACATACTGAATACTTAAAACCATAAAATATGCACCATTATATTGTTTATCTATAACTAACTAGAACATAATGACAAACCTCAACAAACGTGGTTTGCGTACATATTCGTGTACACATTCTTTTGTTGATGCTCTTTGTGTACATATTCTAGCGAGTTTTAATAATGGCTCTATCAGAAGCTTGGCTAAAAGCTAATAATGGCAAGGTTCGGGACAAAGTAGAAGAAGTTGCTGACCGAGACTCAATGAGTGCAAGGATATCAGCAAAAGGTAAAATTGTCTTCCAACTTCGCTACCGTTTCAATGGTAAGCCGCATCGTCTAGATTTAGGCTCATATCCTAATATCAGTTTGAAAGATGCCCGTGCAGAAGCTAATAGATTGCGGGCATTGCTTGAGCAAGGTAAAAACCCTAAAGTTGAAGTTCTGGTAGAGCGAAATAAACATATTGACCCGCTCACATTAGATCAGCTATTTGACAAATGGTATGAATCATTTTGCAAACCTAATAAGAAACTTCATGATCAAGTTAAAAGCGCTTATTTGAATCATATATCTCCTCAATTAGGTAAATATCCAATTGAGCGCATTGATATTGAGCATTGGCTTGAGTTATTTGAGAATCTAGCAGCTAAACAGCCCGGCACAGCCAAGGTACTTTTATCAAACATAAAACAAATGTTGAAATGGGCAGCAAAAAGAAAACTAGTATTAACTAATGTACTTGCCGATATTTTTCCTAAGGAAGATTTAAACATTACTTATATACCTTCTAAACGGGTATTAACTGATGAAGAATTAGTAGTCTTATTTGAATGTCTTAAATGGTCCAGATTAACTGAGAAGAATAAAATCTTTATTCAACTTTGCCTTATTTATGGATGTCGTAAAGGTGAGCTACGTTTAGCTGAGAAAAAACATTTCGATTTAAAAAAGAAAGTCTGGTTAGTTCCACCTGAAAACCATAAGACAGGCTATAAAAATGATAAGACACTAATTCGCCCAATATTGCCAAAAATGGAAGATCTTATATTAGAGGCAATGGAGTTAAGCAAAGGGAAGTACTTATTCAATAATGGCGAAAAAGATGAAGCCATGAGTAGCTCAGCATCAACTGCCTTATCTGCAAGTGTAATTGGCTGGGTTAAGCGATTCAAAAAAGAAGATATGACTCATTGGTCTATGCATGACCTAAGACGTACAGCACGTACTAATTTCAGTCGATTCACTGAGCGTAGAGATGTAGCCGAAATGATGATTGGTCACAGTATGCCGCAGATCCAAGAAGTTTATGACCTTTATGACTACGTGAAGGAACAAGCAGAAATCTATGAAAAGTGGATTGATAGATTAGACAAAATTAAGAATGGAATAATAGAAGATTAACGGCTGATTACACAGCCGTTTTGAATCGATCAATACAAATGCGTTCCCAGCGATTCACCTCCTTTGATAGGTAGCGTTTCATGCCGCCACCAATCGAAGGCAATGCCGGAGCTGGAAAAGGCTCCCCATATTGAGTGCCTTTCTCCCAACGGTTTAAAGTCTGCTTGGTAATTCCAAATCTTTCACAGACTTCTTTTGATGTGAGATATTTAGACATTCACCCCTCCTTACTTTCCGCTTTGTCATCTTTCTCCCACTGTTTGCGATCTTTAATATGACCTTCTAAAACAGCTTTAGAGATTCGAATCTTTTTAATTTCAAAAGCGAAATTACCCTTCAAGATCATTTCATTTGCGAGCTTTTTCACTAAATCAACTTCATCTAATGAGAAGTAAGCGGTATCATCAAAGCCAAGCCAAAACAGTTCTCTGGTTTTGTAGCAGTCGACCTTTTCCGCATCTTCAAACTTTTGGCGAACCTCTCGGCATTCCGATTCAATAAAACGAATATCATCAAGACTAAGGTTTCCAAAACGCACATCAAATGATTCCATCAATGTGCGCAAATCGAGACCACCATCTTTAAAAGCTTTGTCGACTAATGTGTGTAATCTACTCATCCCTCAGCTCCCTCAACTTTCATAAAAGTAATCCAATGCGTATTCGCCCGTTTGCCAGTAATGTGGCCAAACAATGGTTTTTGATCTGTCAGTGCTAGAAGCTCACTAACTTTGATCTGTGTTTCATTCCATTTGAAAATTAAAACACCACCTTTGGCCAACACACGGAAGCACTCTGCAAAACCCTTCCGAATATCTTCGCGCCAATCATCTTGCAACTTTCCATACTTCAGAGCTAACCAACTTTGTTTACCTGCCTTCACCAGATGAGGAGGGTCAAATACAACTAAAGTAAATTGGCCATCCTTAAAAGGCATGTCACGAAAGTCCATCATCACATCTGGCTCAATCACTAAAGAGCGACCATCACATAAGGTGTGTTCTTCTTTTCGAATATCGCCAAACACTACATTTGGATTGTGACGATCAAACCAGAACATACGAGAGCCGCAGCATGGATCTAAAATTTGTGCATTCATCCCTATGCTCCCGATTCGCTTTTAACTAACTGCTCAATAAACTCTGCAAGTTCATTTGCACCAACTACAAACTCTTCACCGTCTAATTCCATTGCTTGTGTTGATTGAACAGCAATCCAAGATTGAATTTCATTGATGTGTTCTGGCACCGCCTGAGCTTTTGCTTCCCAAACTTCCTGCATCAATTCAAGATCGTTATATCCAAGAGTACAGCCAGCTTCTCGAACTACATCTGTGATTACACCTAAACAATTCCAATCAATTTTCACGATACCTTTCGTTTTAAGGTAGGACTTAAAAGCCTCTCTTTCATTCAATGTCATGCTGCCACCCATTTATATAATTCTGTTAAAAGTGCTAAGACTATTACCATTGGGATACCTATAAGATATGCATATTTGAACTGTTGACTTGTGTATTGCTTCTCAAGTTCATAAAGCTCAACTGACTTGTCATTAATTCTGCAAGACAGGCTTTGAATCTCATAATAAATTAGAGATGGGTTGCCACCTGATTTACGTCTTGAATCAAATTGATTTTGAAGCACATCAATTTCCGCTTTTTTATCTTTGATTAAGGCGCGAAGCTCTTTTAGTTTCATGCTGCTGCTCCTTAGCTTGGTCTTTTATTAAATTTGTCGAGTGTTGCCATAAACTGATCAACAGAGAATTGAATAGTCTTTTTGGCATTATGTTGTTCGAATTGTGCTGCATATAAAGCCATACCAAGCCACATCACAGAGAAGGTGAATACCTTAGCTGAGTCTTTATCTTCGCCATTCATTTCATCAACCATAGGGCCAATAATTTGCTTAAAAAGACCTTCAGCAATTTGGTCAGGTGTACCACTAATTTCGTTTAAATCTATTGTTCTCATGCTGCTGCTCCCAATATCACTTGCTTACGTTTGTCTAGTTCTTCAAGGAACTGATCAACACGGTTATCAATTTCTTTAATTACCTTTTCATCGCGATAAAGACGTTTAATAAATATAGGCATTGATGGGCAGTAGCTTATGAAGTCAATCCACTCGCGTTCTGCTGCTGAAATACCGCCCATACATTGGTAATAATGTTCTGTAGGCAAAATCCCTTCATAAAGAATTTGCGCCTGTAGCTTCGGTAACTTTGACTTAACTTCTGTCAAACCATTTGCGCCAACTAAGCCGTCAGGGCTATAGCCGAACTTCTCACCAATAATGAATCCGCATTTACCAACTTCATAACCTGTCTGCATTTCATAAAGTTCAATTGCCATTGGCTCATGAACATGCCCACGTTCTGTATGAAAACCTGAATAACTTTCCTTTGGCTCACCAGTGATTTGCTCACCAATAAGCTCATACATGTAAGTGATTGCACCTTTACCAAATGGATTTTTACCAGTACCTTTAGAGAAAACTGCTTCAAGTTCCGAGCATGTAATTAAGCCTGCTCGCGCTTGCAACCACTCAGGCGAACCTTGCTCACAATCAAGTATTAGCATTGCCATTTCCTTGTCTGATCAACTTATTCAGGGCCGACTGGGCCTTGGTAAATAGAGATTTATTAATGTTCTCTATAGATCCAAATTGCTCAAAGAATTGTTGTTGTTGGAACTGGTCAAGACGATCATGCAATCCAGTGAGCATTTGGATTTGTTCACCAGTCATAGGGCAAAATGGTTTAGCTGCAAAGCCGTTGTCATCTTCTTTTGCTGTTGTGATATTTAACATTGCACATAGGGTATAGCGCTTACCATAAGACACACTTGAACCGAGAGCCTGAACAGCATTCTTAGATCCAGAAGTATCAGCATTTAACTCCATGCTTGTACTTTCACGGTGCCCATCTTTATGCATCAAGACGCATGTAACCTTTACCTTTGTTGGCTCTGGATGCTCAACTCGGAATGAAGTAGCAAACCCATATTTAGAAAGAATAGGGCGAACTACTGCATCAATTGTCTCTAATGCTGCATAAGTAATATTGTGACCATTAGATGTTTCGGCAATAACCGGAATCTCTTGAGCCATCATTGCAAAGTCACGGTTAAATGCCATTTCAGCTTGTTTGGCTAAGACACGCTCTTGCATGTCTAACATCTTTTCAATAATTGCCATGTCTGGCGTTGGGCTATTTAAAACTCGCTCTACAAGTCCAAAGAGTTGATTATTCTGATCTTGAACCATTGGAGCTTGTGTACTTACTGGCGCATTCATAATCTTTTCCTAATTCTTAATCCCAATAACCACGATTTACTCGGCCTTTACCTGAGCAATGAGCGCAGGTTGTATCTCTGCCATATCTGTCTTGTGTAACACCTGTTTGATAGCAGGGCTTACATGGCATAGTTGAGTGAAACCATTTCTCATGCTTGGCTTGTTCAGCTTTAAGCTTTGCAAGTTCTATTGCTTCAGGGTTATGGCTTATGTACATTTCGCCCGTTGATTCAGATTCCATTGATGCAGCACTTTCAAACTGTTTTGCCAGTTCTTGAAGTTGATCTTTTTCAATCAAAAAACCAACATCACCAAGAATGGTTTCTGTGACAGTCTCCCAATAGTTTGTAGCCATCACCCACCTCTCAACTCTTTCTTAATTTCTGCTAAGCGATTTAATGTGTCACGCAAGTAAGAAATCTTTGTCTTTATAGAAAACTGATCGCCAATATCTAATTGAATTTGCTCAGTTCCTCGGCCCACATAACGCAGGTGAATCCAGTTGCCGCCATCAGTCACCACTGTGTCTTCTTCACTTGATAAAGGGAGTAGGGCTTGCACTGAATCTTTAATAAGACTTTTAAGTCTTGATAGTTCGATAATTTCAGGATGTGCATTCATATTGATCACCATGGAGCGCTTAAATGCGCTCTCTAATTCCTGATTCGATAAGATCTTTAATCTCAACTACGTCTAAACGATCAACGTAAGCCAAGATCTCGCCATCTTCGTTATAAACACGGATGTCTTTAATCTCGTTGATTTCAACATCTCGGTAAGTTTGATAGCCGTTGCCATCCACATAATATTGAGCATCAAAATCAACTTCTAACGTGTAAGCTTCATTTGCAGTTTGCAAAACAGCTTGTTCACTTTCAGGATCAATCGATTCAACTTTGAAAGGAGCAACAATAGTTACTGGCTCAGCTTTAGAAGGGGTAAATGCATAAGCAGCAGTTAAAGCACTTACTACTCCTACAAATCCCATTGATTTGACTATGTTCGCTTTTATATTCATAATCTTCTCACTCATTGAGTAAAAGTCCCGTCGGTCAGATGTCTGGGACTTTTTTGTTATCTAGTGAGAATTATTAAACCAAAGGTATAAAACAAAAGCAAGTATAAATTTAAACCTTTGGTAATATTTTTATTAAATAGGTTTAAACTGGTTTAAATATTTCTGATAAACAAAATAAAACCCGCATGGTGCGGGTTTAAATGTTCAAGTTCGAGGCTACTCTAAGTTTAATGCTTCTTCCGCTTTTTTTACTTGATCCATTGCAATACTGAATGTTATTAACCAATTAGTTGCGTCACTGTAGTCATACATAAAATCATTTTCAGACTTCTCCAACATTCTTTTTTCTGTAATGAGTAGAGCTATTCTTTCCCGTGTTTCCTGTAGCATTTTATTCTCCTACCCTGCACGCCACACCTGGCGCCCCATAACTTTAAAGTTGAGTCCATTCTGTTCAGTGACTTTACGATCACGATATTTATCATTAAGACTATGGAGTATTAAGGTACCGCCTTCCTCTTTAAAGATCTTTTTAATCATTCCTTCACCTTCAAAGTAAACAGCATAAATCTCCCCATCAATGATTTCTGTTTGTGATATATCAATCCCCACTAAATCATCATGAAAAATATACTCTTCCATGCTGTCACCCTTAGCCTTAATAAGTTTTAGGCATTTGGGGTCAACTGCTTTTCTTTGAAAGAATGAAGGTGGGAAGGGATATTTCCCATTAATTACATCAAAATGGAATTCTATTGATTCCCCAGTACCACATGAAAAACTAGCTTCCACGACATCTATCCATACATAACCGTTAGCCACTTCATACTCAACTACATCCACATCCATGATGTCGTCTGTATCAAATGATGCATCTTCTTTTTTAGTAAGCCCATGCTTAGCCATGAACTCTTGCATATTGAAATTATCGATCTTTGCAGGGTTTTTCCCGTTTAGAAGCCACCCAGCATCAACCTCAAGTAATGCGGCAAGCTTATCGAGGGTTTCTTTACTTATCTGGCCCTTTTTCCACTTTGCTGGAGCTTGAGCAGATAAGCCAATTGAAGTAGCAGCTTTAGACCAAGATAACTTCTTTGCTTTCAGGGCATCCTGAATTCTTTCAACCATTGTGCTCATTGCAATCATTACTTGTAACCTTTGGTTAAATTTTCGTTTAAAAAAATGTGTTTGTGAAGCAACCATAGGTTGAAATTAATTTTAACTCATGGTTTAATAAAAATATGAAATTGGTTTAAATAAGGTTTAATATATGAATCCTATTCAACAAGCCATTGATGCTGTTGGTGGGCGAACCAACGCAGCATCTTTACTTGGGATCTCCTACGTAGCTGTAAGAAAGATGGCAGAGAAAGGTGTTTTGCCACGTACTGATTACACAGGTGAAACCCACTATGCACAAATACTTGCAGATCACAGCAACGGGAAAGTGACTCAAGAATGGTTACTCGATAAAGCAAATCCAAAACATTTAGCGGCATAAGGAAAGTTTTATGAGCCTTGAAAAAAAATCTACGCATGTGCGTTTATCTCCCGAAAACCATGAACGTGCAAAAGTGCTTTCAAATATTAAAGGTAAAGACCTAGCCCAATATCTCGCTTGGCTACTTGAAAAAGAAATAGCGGGTGAGTGGCATGTTCTCAGTATAGAGGCTCGAAATATGGAGCGCTTGGGAATAGGGGCTTTAATGCGGGACTTAAGTACAGAGGTATTTATCGCTGAGGGATCGGAAGGGATTAACGGGGATTTAGACAAATAAAAAGCCTGATCTCGTAAATCAGGCTCAATGTTCAATCGGAGCGAACCAAATGAACTATCAAATATTAGCAGACATTGAACTAAATCGGAAGATTAGTTTGTTTCAAAAAGCGGTTGAGGCTTATGCACTTCATCCTTCACTCATCACTGCGGCGGCTGTGGCAAAAACCAAAGCTGACCTCGGTAACTATGCATTGTGGGGTGTTTGATGAATACAGCTTTTAACCTGGATCAATTTCTCAAGCAGGCCACACCAGTGGAAGATAAATACACTAGAACACCAAATTATCTGGTGGATAAGGGCTATGTGTCTGAAATGACTGGTAGCGCCTTGAAATGCTATGTAGTGATTAACCGTTTTACTGACGGGTTTTGTCGAACTAACTGGTCTATCACTTCTACATTCCTTCAAGACAAAACAGGAATCAAGAAATTAAAAACACTTACTGACTCAGTTCGTCAACTTGAGCAGTTAGGTTTAGTTTTAGTAGTTCGCTCAACTGGTGAAACTAATAAATTTTCTATCATTCATCCTGAGTTTGAACTACATACCAAAATGGATGGTAGTACCAATAATGGTATGGAGACTACCCCCGAAAATGGTACGGGGAGTACCCACCAAAATGGAGGGGAGACTACCCCCGAAAATGGCGCTACTAAGAAAGAAACAAATAAGAAAGAAAATATTAAGAAAGATATATGTGAAATTTTCGAGTTCTGGAAAACCACTTTTGGCAAGAATGAGAAAACATTGCTTTCTGATAAACGAGCTAAAAAGATCCAGGTAAGACTTGGTGAAGGTTATTCAATTGAAGATATCAAGCTTGCGATCACAAATTGCTCTAAGTCTGATTACCATCTTCAAAACGGTTATACCGACATTGAGTTAATTTGCCGTGAACCAGAAAAGCTAGATCGCTTTATCAACATGTTCCCTAAAGCTGACCAAAATATAACTCCTGTTTCTGGAAGCTATGAAGCCGATATGGGGGATTGGTAATGTCGAATATTCATAACATCCCTATGGAACAAGCTGTACTTACAGCATTGATGACAGTTGCTAACTCGTTTGATGTGGTGAGCAATGATCTCGATGTTGAGTGCTTCTTTCCAGAGCGACATAAGCAAATCTTTGAAGCTATTGCTGATCTTGCCAACGAAAACAAACCATATGATTTCGTAATGGTTGAGCAACAGCTTAAACAAAAAAATGTAATCCATTTGATGGGCGGTACTGATTACTTGCTTCAAATGAGCAGCGAAGCACCTTCAAGTTTTTATAACCTGGAATCTTACGTTGCTGAGCTAAACAAGTTCAAAGCTCACCGTGAAGTTGAAAACATCGGTCAAAGCATTTCAGAGATTGCGAAAGATTTAACAATTCCTGATGTTCACATTGCAGCTGAAAGCATTCTGGATGGCAAGAAAACATCAAACGATGTTGAGAAGACTAGCTTCACATTTGAAGAAGCTATGAATCGAGCTACAGATCGTTTGATTCAAAAGGCAGAAGCTAAAGCTAACAAGCAATACACGGGCGTAAAGTTTAATTTAGTGCAATTGGACAACCTGGTTGGTTTAATTCAAAAAGGTCACTTTTGCATTGTCGGTGGTCGGCCTGGTTCTGGTAAGTCGACTCTAGCTCAGATGTTGGTGATTCAAACGGCAGTGCAATACAACGAGCCTGTTTTGGTTGTATCGGCCGAAATGGATGTGGAGACATTCACAAACCGTTGTATCTCAGCTTTAACCAAAATTCCATATGACAATATTCATAACGCTGAATTGTTTGATGGGATGTTAGCTCAATTTGCGGATGCGCAAAGACGTTTCAGTGCTTTGCCAATCCATACCGAAGACAAGCAAAAGCCGACAATCTCTGAGATTCACTCTTACGCACGTAAGGCTAAACGCAAGTACAAGAAACTCGGGTGCATCGTTATTGATTACCTTCAGCTGGTACGCGACCCAAGCAAGAAAGATCGTTACCAGGAAGTAAGTTCGATCAGTCGTGACTTGAAAGCACTGGCTAAAGAGTTTGATTGCCCAGTTATTGCATTGGCTCAGCTTAACCGAGAGTCAGAGAAAGGCAAACGACCTAAAGCGTCAGACCTAAAAGAATCAGGCCAGATTGAGCAGGACGCAGATCAAATCATTTTGGCTAATCCAATCATTGGAGAGGATGATCTGCCGTCAGGTGTAACCGAATTAATCGTTGCTAAAAACCGTCATGGCAAGAAAGGCGTTGTGCGTGTAATGGATCGCCTAGATATCTGCCGTTTTGTAAGCATCCGAGAAGAAGAGAGAGGTGCGGCATGAAACATCCTCTAGATAATCAAACTGTGGATTGGTGTGAAGAAGAGTTCAAAAGTCACATAGCCATATTCGAACGTTTTGCAAAGGTGATTCAAGTTGTAAGAACAACTCCAGTAGCGACTACAAGAGAAGTTCAAAAACATGCATTGCCAGATATGAGCCGTAGATCAGTTCAGCGGTACATCAAAGAGCTGATTGACGCAGGTTATATCAAGCGCCATGAGAAGAAAGACCCAATGGGAACGCGCTTATATCCAACAGAGAAGGTGAACGAGCTATTAGGTGGTGCAGCATGACTCTAACTGAAGTAAGAAACAACTTGAACAAGATTGCAATGTTAAAGAATCGCCCGTCTTACGAAATGTGTGTTGTTAAGGCTGTGCGTGATTCATTTGTGGATGGTACTGAGCACCAACTTAAAACAGAAATCATCAGATTTCTAAAGATGCAAATGGAAATGGAATTACTTACCGATGAGCTGTTTGAACTGGAAGTCGATCCGTCTCTTAAACATACATTCATAAACAAAGATTGTTTAGATGGCTTGATTGATTGGATTTCAAAAGCACATGGAAGACAGCAGCAATTAGCCAAAGTAGCAAATGTATCTCCTTCGCTTATCAGTCTTGCAAGAAATACTCGCAAATGCACGTTGAGCTTATACAAGCGACTCATGAAAGGGAAAGAGATCATGGTGATTAGGGAGTTAGTGGCATGAGCATTCAAAACACATTAGAGCAACGTGGCGAGCGTTATGGAAAATTTAAATGCGTTGCAGCCACTACTTATGCATTGCAGGCGGTTATTCAGGAAGCACAGACATATGGCGAGCTAAATACAAGCCAAATCCTCGCCCTAGACATGATCTGCAATAAGATGGCTCGCATCGTAAATGGCGATCCTAATTACATCGATAACTGGCACGACATTGCAGGCTACGCAACGTTAGTAGAACAAGAGCTGAGCATGACCAAACGTGACGGGGTGAAGGGATGAGAGTACTCGTAGCTTGTGAATATTCAGGACGTGTTAGAGATGCATTCTCAGCATTGGGCCATGATGCAATGTCTTGTGATCTTTTGCCTACTGAAGCACCAGGTAAACATTACCAAGGTGATGTTAGAGATGTTCTTAATGAGGGATGGGATTTATTGATTGCTCATCCGGAATGCACTTACCTAACAAATGCTGGGGTGTGCCACTTGCATAAAGATCCTAGTCGTTGGCCAAAGCTTTTCGATGCTGCTGAGTTCTTCAAGCTTTTCTTGAATGCAAAGCACATTCCTATGCGTGCAGTTGAGAACCCAATCATGCACAAATATGCAAAGACTTTAATTGGTGGCATACAGCAAAGCCAGGTTGTTCAGCCGTGGATGTTTGGTCACATGGAACAGAAAGCAACATGTTTGTGGCTGGAAGGATTGGAACCACTCCAGGCAACAAACAATGTCAAAGAAGAAATGATGTTGTTGCCAAAGAATCAACGAGAACGCCTTCATTACTTACCGCCTTCACCAGATCGCTGGAAAGAGCGGTCAAGAACTTATCTAGGTATTGCAGAAGCTATGGCTTTGCAGTGGGGCGGAGATGTTCGCCATTTAACTATGCAGGAGGCTGTATGAAACCAACCCAATTTATCAAAGACCACGGTTTAGAACGGGCGAGAGACATCTTGGAACAACGTGAGAAATACATTCATGTTGAGAAGCCAACTCATTTTGATACGGATCTAAAAATATTCTTTCATAAAGATGACGTAATAGAACTAGATGAATCTGATATTGACCTTTCAGGCCTAAAACGCCTCGTGGAGTCGGTGGATTTGGTTAACTCATTTGGTGGCCTTAAAGCAGCAAAACGCAAAGTAAAAATGGCGCTATTCAATGGATTCTTACTAATTTCGTTTCCTGTGGATAGCGGCATTGGCTCTATCTACACATATAAAGTTGAGCTTGCTATCAAAGATTACGAATCGATCTACGGAGAAGGGAATGAGTAAAACAAAAACAATATGTTTATTTGCAGCCCTAGTATTTGTGGCAGTTGCGGTGATTGGTTCTGATGCATACAGGATCTTCGTCCTTAAGCAGTGTGTCTATACTTGCCAGTCAAAAGGAGCCAGTCATGAGTGAGTTTAAAGAATTTCAAGTAAATGATTTGGTGGTTTGTACTGATGAAGGGTTAGAAGCTAGATACTTAGCCGTTAAAAAGATTACAGGATTTATTGACAATTGGGGCTTGGTTTTAAATGACGGTGAGCATTGGGTTGAAAAGAATAGATTTAGACACGCTGAGCCAGAAGAAATCGCAGCAGGACACAGCTTTGACAAAGGGTGTGAGGTAAAAATGGATAGTTGTTCAGAAGCTTTTGAACGTTTTGAATGTGAAAAATATGAATGTAACTATGACGATATGAAGAAAAATTGGGATTGGTATGAATCTCAATTTGGATATCGCTATTCACCAGACAGCCTACGCGGGAAGGATTGGGCAATTTGGCAAAAGGCATGGCAGCACCAGCAAGCGAAAGTGGTGGAGCTGCAAGCCGAAAACCAGAGATTGGCTAACGGAAATACAAGCTACTACAACCAAGCAATCAAACAAAATGAACTAATTGAAGAGCTACAAAATAGGCTTAAACAGGCTTATGAAGACATAGACACATTTGCAGAAGCACATGAACGAGAGTGTGGTTTTAAAGCGCAATTGGCTAAGGAAAATGTGGATCTGCAAAAGCGGGTGGATTCTATCCGAGAAGTATTAGATGAGCTGCAAGAGCAAGCAGATGTAATTCGCAAACGTGGACAAAAGTTTCAAGATTCTACTTTTCTAGCTAGTGCTGACATGATGGAAATTTGCATAAAAGAGTTAGAGCAAGCGCTCAAGGGGGAGGTATGAA